CGAATCTCTCCAAGAAACGTACAAGCGTATCATAAATGAACACTATGAGCCAGAAGACGATCAACAGAATCAAGCTTCGCTGACTGATACACGGAGACCTAGGTTGACATTACGCCATTTGAACAAACTTCGCAAAATTCAAGAACTCAAGAAACTCGAATCTGAGTCTCATGCTGAATTTGTTAGAACAATGTACGCAGAACCAGACGAAGGCGGCGAGCCAGAATTTTAACATAGTTTAACTGCGCACTCACGCTACTAAATACAAAAACGAACGTTTTTGGGTCGTTTATCCCCTATTCCCCTCTATTCTTGTAAATACTATCTGTAATACTTACGGGTAGTAATACCCAATGCCTATTAATCAATATTAAAAGGAGATAGAAGAAAATGTCACATCGACAAAAGCTAGAGCAAGTTCTTGAACTTCTAATTAACGAAGAACAAGACGCAGCAGCCGACCTCCTTCACTCAGTAATCGTTGAAAAGGCTCGTACAATGTACGAAGACCTAGTTGACGAGGATTTTGGTGGCGACGAGAAAGAAGACTTTGCAAGCGACATTGAAGCTGACAAAGAAGAAATCGAGTCCGACGAAATCTTTGATGGTGAAGACGAAGAAGGCGAAGAAGAATTTTCAGATGAACCAGCCGAAGAAGAAGAGGTTGAAGACCGTTTAGAAGATGTTGAAGCAAATCTTGCAGAACTACGTGCAGAGTTTGACGCACTATTGGGTGCTGAAGAAGGCGAAGCAGAGCTAGGTGGTGAAGAAGAAGTAGAATTTGGTGGCGAAGAAGGTTTCGGTGACGAAGCTGGATTTGGCGGAGAAGAAGTTGAAGTTGAAAGCATGTACGAAGAGGAAGATGCTGATGAAGATTTGGACGAAGCTACTAAGCTTCAGGACGAAGTTTCTGGCAACCCACTTGGCAATGAAGGCGATCTAGCTGGAACTGGCAAGAACTCTAAGAAAGGTGCTGTAAACAAGAAAAGTCTTTTCACAAAAGCACCATCTAAAGCAGATCACGGTGGTTCACCACATGAGACAGGCAAGGGTGGCGACGAGTCTACAAAGAAAGTAGGCGAAGGCGAAGATAACACACCTACATCTAACGTTAATGTTAAGCAGGGCAAAGAATCTGCAAAGCTTGACGCTAAAGATGACAAAGCAGCAAAATCACCACTTGGAAGCTCAAGCTCTCCAAAAGGTAATTAAGGTATAATTTAAAACATGAATAAACTCTATGAATTTATGTCGTTTGATGAAGCTGGTCTAGTACTAGAATCATAATGAACGTATACAAGGCGGGGAGACTGTGCTTGGTGAGTTAGATCATCCAGAGGAGCTATCTATTAATCTTGATCGTGTTAGTCACATCATTGAAGAAATGGGTATGCAAGGCAAAGATGGTCATGGCAAACTTAAAATTATTCCAACACCAACAGGCAATATCGTAAAGACATTGCTGGAAAGCGGCGCAAAACTTGGCGTAAGCTCTCGCGGTTCTGGTAACGTAGGTAATGATGGAGGTGTGAGCGATTTCGAAATAGTAACAGTAGACATCGTAGCACAACCATCAGCACCAAACGCTTATCCACGTACCATTTACGAAAGCTTATTTAATATGCGCGGTGGATCAGCAATGTACGATCTTGCAGCAGACGCAACACATGATAAAATAGCACAACGGTATCTTTCACAGGATATCGCCAAGTTTATTAAAGACCTAAAGATATAAGGAGAACGACACATGACAAAGTTCGCAGATATCCTAGCCGAGAACACTTCTCTTTCAGAAGAGGGGCGTACTCAAGTTCAGGAAGCATGGGATGCCAAGCTACTTGAAGCAAGGGAAGAGCTAACTTCTGAACTCCGCGAAGAGTTTGCCCAAAAGTTCGAGCATGATAAATCTATTATGATCGAGTCAATGGACAAGTTCCTCAACGATAAAGTTCAGACTGAAATTGCTGAGTTCGCCGAAGATAAGAAAGCACTAGCAGAAGATAGAGTTACGTACAAAGCGAAAGTTGCAGAACACGTTAAAGTACTTGAGCAGTTCATCACACAAACACTTGTAAAAGAAGTTAAAGAACTGCATGAGGAACGTTCAACAGCTAAAACTAACGTACATAAGCTTGAGGATTTCGTACTGAAGCAGCTTGCTGAAGAAGTTAAAGATTTCCACCAAGATAAAGTAGCACTAGCAGAGCAACGTGTTAAAATCGTTCGCGAAGGTAAGCAAGAGTTGGTTAAGACCAAACGTGATTTCGTTACTAAGGCTGCGTCTACAATTGAGCAGTCAATTACTGAATCGCTAAAGAATGAAATTGGTTCTTTCCGTGCAGATATTAAGAAGGCACGTGAGAACGACTTTGGCCGTCGTATTTTCGAGTCATTCGTAAGTGAATACATGACATCACACTTGAACGAGAGTGGTGAAGTGCGTAAACTTCAAGATGCAGTAGCATCTCTAAACGAGTCACTAGAAGCTACACAGGTTAAAGCAGCAGAACAAAAGCAACTAACTGAGTCAGTAGAACTGAAACTTAACGCAGCTAATGATCGTATTAGTCGTGAAAATAAGATGAATGAGCTACTCTCACCATTGGGCAAGAAGGAACGAGCTATAATGGAAGAATTGCTACAGACAGTCAAAACAGACAAGTTGAACGAAGGATTTAAGAAGTATATTGGATCAGTCCTTAACGAGGATACACAGACAGTCAGCACGAAACGCAGTACACTGAAGGAATCAGTAAGAACTGCAAAAACTGGTAACAAGAGGGCCTCAGTTGCCCAACAACAAGAGGATAAAGATTCCCTCGCAGAAATTCAGCAGCTACAAAAAGCGGCTGGAATCATTTAACTATAATAAGTAAGGAGAAAGATAATGGCCGATAAGCTATTTGAAAGCAAGTGGGCAGCGACTAAAGAGGCACTTCTAGAAGGACTTTCTGGATCCCGTCGTGATTCACTAGGCGTGGTACTTGAAAATACACGCAAACAGCAACTATCTGAGTCTGCAACAGCAGGCGCAACAGGTGCTGGTAACATCGCTACGCTAAACAAGGTAATGCTACCTTTGATCCGTCGTGTAATGCCAACAGTTATTGCTAACGAAATCCTGGGCGTACAGCCAATGACAGGACCAGTTGGACAGATTCACACTCTACGTGTTCGCTATGCAGACACAGCAAGTGGTATCTCAGCAGGAACTGAAGCACTAGGTCCTTTCGATCTAGCGCGTGGCTACGCTGGTGACGAAGTAACGCCTAATGGCGCAGCAGCAGGCACAGCAGCACTTGAAGGCGCTGCAGGTAACCGCCTAAGCATCCAAATCTTGAAAGAAACAGTAGAAGCTCGCACACGTAAGCTATCTGCTCGTTGGACTTTCGAGGCAGCACAGGATGCACAGTCAGTTCATGGAATTGATATTGAAGCAGAAATCATGCAAGCACTAGCCCAAGAGATTACTGTTGAAATTGACCAAGAGTTGATTAACAACCTTCGCGCTCTAACAGGCGCAGCACCAGTAACGTTTGACCAGGCTACTGTTTCAGGTACAGCTACATACGTTGGTGATGAGCATGCGGCACTAGCTGTTCTTATCAACCAGCAAGCTAACCTTGTTGCAGCACGTACTCGTCGTGGCGCAGCTAACTGGGCGGTTGTATCTCCACAGGCTCTAACGATCCTACAGAGTGCAACAACGTCTTCGTTCGCACGTACTACAGAAGGTACATTCGAAGCTCCAACAAACACCAAGTTTGTAGGTACTTTGAACAACAGCATGAAGGTCTATTCTGACCAGTATGCTAACGATGGTACAGCAGTACTAATTGGCTACAAAGGCCCAACAGAGACAGATGCAGCGGCGTTCTATTGCCCTTACATTCCTTTGATGAGTACAGGACCAGTAATGGATCCTACAACTTTCGAGCCAGTAGTAAGCTTTATGACACGTTACGGCTACCAAGAGCTATCTAACACAGCTAACTCTTTGGGTAACGCGGCAGACTACCTATCGTCCGTTGGTGTATCAAACGTACAATTCTTCTAAGTCGAAGATTAAAAGGCAAAAGAAGAAAGGGACGCTTGCGTCCCTTTCTTTATGCCTGTAATAAAAATATATGATTTCCTGATAAATACATGCATAACAACGTAGGTATATTATGACTAATCAAGAAAAACTAGATTTATTCCAAAGTAAAGTAACTGCATTCCTCAATGGTGGCAGAACAAATAACAGGATAGTTTGGCATACATGATACTCTCTGATGAACTAACGGGAGCAGACCTCACTAGCTTGCATAGTATAGCATTAGCAGCAGTACCACAGCTAAATGCTGGATTTGCTGCTAGACTTACTGCGATAAACGAGAGATAATAAATGTCTAAATTAATAACAGTCCAAGACGGCAATCTTGTATTAACAGCAGCAGGAACGGATGTCATTGGCGACAACGCCAATGTTGCTAGTTTCCAAGATGAGTTTATAACAACTGATAATGACAATATAACATTTCTTGATACAGGCAATGGTGGATTTTACGACACGATAACTAGTGACGATACGGGTGTTTTCTTTGGAACTGCTGGCTTTAGGCCAGGCATGGTGATAACAGTCTCAGGATCTACATTCAATGATGGAACATATACTATTGGTGAAGCAGGAGTTACAGACACAGTAATTACTATTCTCGGTGGCTTTACTAATGAAGGCCCAATTAGTACTGCAACAGTAACATTGCTTGGTATTGATAAAGCAGAAGAATTAACAACAGGATCATTTCTAAATATTCACAGCACGGACGGCCTAGAAGAATTCTCATTAAGTGTGTCAAATGAAGGCTGGATGGAAATACGTGAGCAGGCCGCGGCTGGCTCTGGCTTGTACGTATACGGCAACGGACACTTAGGCGTATTTGATTATACAGAAGGTACTGCTGATCCGACCCTAGTTCCCGTAGATGCTACTGATACAGCATATGCTACAGTTGGCGGCTGGAACGATGGTCAATGGCAACTATGGGAAGTAGGTACGTTCAGTGTAGCTGATATGGATTTGACAATCCACAACTATGTACCTGATGCTGCTATTACTATGTGGGTCGATGATATAACAGATACCAACTATCGTCGTGTGTTCGAAGGTGACTATGCTACAGGCGCAAATTTATTCTGGCCTGCTACAAATGCAATTGCACTGTCTACGGATGTTGCAGGCATATACTCTCCGCTTGGTTCTGTATACTTAGCAGAGAAAACAACTCCAGGCGGCGACACAGCAACACGCGGCCAGCTTTGGGTTCGTAATGATAACCCACAAACACTAATGTTTACTGATGGTGATAGCACAGACTTTACTGTTGCTGGCGCATTATCAGGTGCGGTCAGTGCAACAGGAACTCCACTCAATAATGAAATAGCAGTATTTGTAGACGGCACAACAATTGACAGTGATTCTACGTTTACATGGGATGGTACAACTTTTTCTGTTACTGGTGGTTCTACTGGTGT